ACAGGAACAGCAAACAGTCAAATGAAGGGCTTTTGCAACCAGTTAGTAAGTCATAGAAACGCAAGTAATGTAAGTGTTAACCAAGCAAGATACGAGATAAACGGTGTTGTAACCACCTTTAGTGATGTAAAAACAAACATAGATAGAATATGTCAAGCAGGAGGCACATACTTTGCTTTCAATAATAAAACAGGCAAATACCAAGCATTGCCAAACAGAGAATTTACTTCTTCAGAAGAAAGTGCGGCACTTGTTTACAGCGATGACAATATTGTTAGTAAAATAGACATATCAAGCACAGACTTGTTTAGTATGTATAATGGTATTGAAGTAGAATTTGCAGATTCAACAAGAAAAGACGTAATGAATACTGTACGAATAGATACACCAGGAAGTGATAGAAACACAAATGAACCAGACAATATAATTACATACAATTTAGATTTAATTAATGATAATATAAGAGCAGAAAGACTAGGTAAGATTGACTTACAACAGAGTAGAAACGCAACTGTTATATCCTTTGCAAGTGATTTTAGTGGAATACAAACAGATGTAGGAGACTTAATCAAAGTAAACATGCCTTTATATGGTTATAGCAATAAGTTGTTTAAAGTGTTGAGAACAAAAGAAGTAGAAACAGAAGGCGGATTATTGACGTGTGAAATAACAGCAATTGAATATCAATCAACGATATATTCAAACCCAAATACGCAAATTAGTCTACCACGTGCAAACATTGACTTACCTAGAATACCAGTTATGCCACCAGGATCATTACCATTACCAATTGCATTGCAAGGGACATATGGTAACTTGACTTTACCTAACAAATTTAACAGCATACTTGTTAATGAACAAATGGCAGAACTAGGTGCAGGAACGCAGTTAACCAATTCACCAGCAGATAATGTTAGTGTTGTTAGCGGAACAGTATTGAAAGATATATTCCCAGCAGAAAGTTATGATATCACAAACAGTGATATCGGAGACTATGAATTCTCGGCCCAAATGTCATTAGGTGGTGTATTAGCCGGACCATATGATGCGGCCATGACACAGGTTGTATCATTAACTTATGCAAACGCAACAAGTGCCATAGCCGTTGAAGTAACAGGAGGCGGAATCCAATATAATAACCTAAATTCACCAACACCGCCATTAGTAGGAGCACTAACAGTATCAACAGATCCTACATCATATTCTTTACCTGCAGATATGAAACCACAAACAGCAAACATTAAATTGCAAGGCTATAGTGATCTCGGTTCATCTAATGCATCACCTAGATCATTCTTTAACATCAACTATGACTTCTTAAGACTTACAAAAGGAGAAAAAGAATAATGGCAACATATAGAATATTTTATTTAAAAGCAACAGGCAAAGTGCTTATATGCAGAAGGATGAGTCAATCGAATGTAGACAAAAGAATCATAGACAATCCGGATCAAGGTTATATAGATGGATATTTGCCAAACCCAAATACGCATAGTGTGAATATAGAAACAAAAGCACTAGAAGAAATAGTAGTAACAGTTAATTATTATGATTGGTTTAGACAAAGACGCAATTTGTTATTAGTAGATACAGACTGGACACAAGGTGCAGATTCACCATTATCAGATGCAAAGAAAACAGAATATCAAACATATAGACAAACATTAAGAGACTTACCAAATAGTGTAAGCAATCCTTTAAACAGTAAGGATTCAGTTACTTGGCCAAGCAAACCAAGTTAACCAACCTATCCAAACGCCCCAATTTGGCAGAACGGATAAATACAATAAACGGTTATATTGACTTATCTTTATAGCAAGTTCCTTTAGGAGACAACATGGCAGGAAATTTACTTACATTTAAGAACTACATTGGTGGTGCTGATAATGTTCAAATCATAGAATTATTCCCAAGAAGTCAAAAGACATTTACATACGATTTTGGATCAAACGTAAGTGCTTATAACTTTACAGCGGATTATCAATCAATTGTGTTAGACACAGTCACATACGACAGAACAACCGGTGACCCAAGTCTAGCAACTACAAACGTTAAAGGTTATTTTACAAATACAGCAAATGTAAATACAGGAACGTTTATTAATACTTCTAGTGCATCTACTGGTAGTGTAAAATTAACTATACCAGCAAATAGATACACTGGTAACTTGATCCCAAATGCAAGAGCAGACGTTGTTTGTACAGTATTGTCATTTCAATGGACAACAAATGACTCACCGCCACAAAGCGATAGTCACAGATGGGCAATATTTGAAAGATTTGAACCAGAGGTTGGAAAAGTTCCAACATCCAATATAAGTGCTGAACCTGGATTTGTCAGCCTTACAACTTAAGGAGTAAGCCATGGCCGATGTTACCGCCACAGGGGACATTTTATCAGTAAATGTTACCGCAACACCAAACACAATATCTGTTACGGATACTTTATCCAATATTGCTGTTTCAAACATATCAAGTCAAACAGTAAATGTAGCAGTTACGTCAAATGAAACATCAGTAAACGTAACGCCATTAGCCGTTATTGCTAATTCATCCATACGACCAGCAATAAGTGTAACCACAACAGGTGGCAGTCTAGGCTCGCTAGCCTACAATGTGTTTACAGGTGTAATTAACCTTAATGGACCGTTTGCAAGTGACGTAAGACAGTCTTTAAGTGCCACAACACCAGTTACATTTAATCAATCTACTGGTGCTATAGGCATAGACAGTGGATCATTATTTGCAGGCAAAACCACAGATGATTTACCAGAAGGGTCTAGTAACTTTTATTTTACAGATGCTAGAGCAAGAGCATCAATTAGTGCTAATTCACCATTAAGTTACAATAGTTCAACTGGTGTCATGAGCATAACAGAGGTAGGTGATATATCAGAAGTGATTGCAGGATCTGGTTTAATAGGTGGTGGCACATCAGGTGCAGTAACACTAAACGCAGGAGCAGGTTATGGCATAACTGTAAATGCAAATAATATACAAGTAAACAATACTGCTATACAGGCACAAGCAAACATATCCTTTGACAAAAATACTACAGATAATTTACCAGAAGGTAGTAACAATTTGTACTTCACAGAACCAAGAGCAAATGCCGAAATAGTATCCTTCTTTCAAGGTAATAATGATACTGGCGGAAAGCAATACAATGGTGGACTGCCTCATGTTACAGCAGAAGGATTAAGATTTGTTGCTAAGAATTCAGGTGGTGCAACAATAGGTGCTATGCAACCTGTTTATGTAATAGGTGATAGTGGAGATAGTCCTTATGTGCCACTAGTAGAACTTGCAAACGCAGACATTGCCTCACAAATGCCTGCAGTAGGAATCACAATGCAAAGTATAGCCCCAGGTGCTAGAGGTAATGTTTCATTTAGCGGTGTATTTAATGTAGGTAGCCATATGGGAGCAGTATCTACAAATATGACACCAGGTGATAGAATTTATGTAGCCAGCGGTGGAGGAACTACACTAACATCACCCGGACCTAATGCAATAGTTCAAGCAATTGGTATTTGTTTAGTAAACCAAGGCACAGATAAAAGAGTAAGAATAGGCGAGACTATAAATTTAGATAGTACAGACAAATTACAAGAAGGTTCAACTAATTTATACTATACAAATTCTAGATCTAGATCGGCAGTAAGTGTTACACAAGCAAGTGCTAGTGGTAGCGGATCATTATCTTATAACAATTCAACAGGTGTGTTTACTTACACTCCTCCGGCTGCGTCCGCAGGTGATATCACAGGTGTTATAGCAGGCACTGGTTTAAGTGGAGGCGGTACAGCAGGTGACGTTACACTTAATCTCGATGCAAGTACAAGTCTTGTAACAGAAGGTACAAATTTATATTATACAGATGGTAGATTCGATACTAGATTAGCCTCTAAGTCAACAAGTAATTTAACAGAAGGAAGTAATTTATATTACACTGACGCAAGAGTAGGCACTTATATAAATGCAAATAATTCAGCACAATTTAATCAAATAAAAGTATTTGACTTAAGAATTAAAGATGGTCCTGCAGGAAATGATCTTTACAGATTTGGAGCCAATAGTGCATCCAATAATCAATTCTTAGTATATGATGGGACACAGTTCAAGCCAACTACACCTACAACAAGTATAGTTAATGAAGGCACTAATCAATACTTTACAAACGCAAGAGCAAATAGTGCCATAGGTAACTATCAAGGCAGTATATCCACAGCAGGAACAATAACAGCCGCTTTAGACTCAGGTAAAATATATATTGGTAACCCTAGTAATGTATCGACAACTGTAACACCTTCTAACAATTTTGATACTAGTGATAGTGCGTCTACAGCCTCAACAGTAGCAATAACACTGATACAAGCAAAAGACAATAATGCAACTAATAGCCCTCCAGGCGATATGATTAAATTAACAGGTGGACAAATTATATCAGATGGAACACTGGTTACAATTAACAGTATCACAAATGGCAATGCCTCAGCATTAAATGGTAATTCATACTATGCTTTCTATTTCGACGGACCAGGCACAGATGACGGTTATTCATTGTACACCAATGCTAATAAAACAGGTAATGTAGCAGTAGTCACAGGTTATCAAACAAGTGGGTTAGGTAGTGCTACATATACAACAACATCAACAGTTGCTAAATTCGATTTAGAAACAGCACTTAGTAATGTAAACAGCATAACAAGTAAAGCAGACAACGATAAGTTCACATTTAAAGCATTACTAGGCGGTTCAAATACAATAACTAACAGTGGTAATATTACATCAGATGGTTATGAAGTAATCATAGACAGCAGTCACACTTATGCAACAAGTGGTAACGTATACCAAACAGGAACAAATAACCTTAATGGTTTTGCAGTTAGTGGATCATTCACTAGTGGTTCAAACGCAATGACTATAACAGGTGTTACAGAACTTAAAAACGTATTCAACTATTCGGCATCTATTACCGGAACAAATAACAATACAGCACTAACAGGTGATATGGTTGCAAACATGATCTACGACAGTTCAAATGGTGTAGATGGTGATCAAACACCACTACCTGCAGGAACAACATTAGTAAGTGCAAGTGCATCCTCGTTAGTATTCAGTCAAAATGCGTATAAATCACAAACATTTAGTAATGCAGAGCCAATTGCTATTGTGCATGGTGGTAAAGACGCAAAGAACGGACAACTTATATCATTTGTTTCACAGGATGATGCAACGCCAGACGGAACTGCAACAGTAAATATAGAAACACAATCGAATGCCGGTTTATCGACATTAAGTGACCAAGGAATAACACCAACAGGTAATGAAACAAGTGCAACAATACTTGTTACTAATTCAGGTGGTGGTGCTCCATTGGGTTTAGCAGTAGGTACAGCAGTTACATTCGCAGGTTTGGCGGGTGCAGGCAGTGGCAGTATAAATGGTCAAACATTTTATATTGGTAGGCAGTTCTTTAGTGCAGGTATGTATGCATTATTCAAATCAACAGATGGAACAACTACACCATTAACAACTACTGATGTTGCTATTGTGCAACCAGCTCAATTCAACAGTACTGGTACAGGTGGCGGAACATATCAATATAGTACAGGTGCACAAAGCACTAGTGTTATTTCAAAATCACGTTTATATGTTAAAGACGCATATGGTTATCCTAAAGTAGGACCTAAGCAAACAGACTTTGCATACACAATAGGTTCAGCAAGTAACTATCTAATCGATTTTAGTGCGGCAACTAAGAGTGTAAGAGGTAGAACAAGCCTAGAAGCAACAAAACAAACATTAAAAGCACCTTTTGGAATGACAATTGGTGAAAACACCACTATGTCCAACAGAGGTGACGGTGATACATTGGCTAACTTTGGTCTTAACTT